CCGCGCGGGTGGCGGCAGAGCTTTTGGCGCGGGCGTTTTCCTTGCCGCAAGAGCCATGAGCAGAACCGGGATCGACTGGCGCGGGCTGATGCAGGCGGGGCTGCACGGGCTGGGCCTGGAGCCGGCGGTCTTCTGGCGGCTGACCCCGGTCGAACTGCGGATCATGCTGGGGCGGGAGCAGGCTCTGCCGCCCCTGACGCGTGCGCGGCTGGCAGAGCTTGCCGCCGCGTTTCCGGATGTGAGGAAGGATCAGGGCAATGGCGGATATCGGAACGATGCAGGAGCAGCTTCAGGCGCTGGAGGCCCAGTTGGGGTCTTCGGTGTCGATGGTGGCCACGTTTGATGGCGAGTTGGCGCGGATGCGAGAGACCATGATCTACACCGGTCGTGAGGTGAACTCGCTGTCGGGCGGGATCAGTGGCGGTCTTCGGAAGGCTTTCGACGGCCTTGTCTTTGACGGCATGAAACTGAACGACGCCTTGAAGTCGGTCGCCAGGACGATTGCCGACACGGTCTATTCGATTGCGCTGCGTCCGGTGACCGGCGCCTTAGGTGGGCTGATCGCGAGCGGACTTGGCTCTGCGATGGGGGCGGGTTTGCCCTTCGCTGCTGGCGGTGCCTTCAGCCAGGGGCGGGTGCGGCCCTTTGCGAGGGGCGGCGTCGTTGCCGGGCCTACGGCCTTTCCGATGCGGGGCGGCCATGGGCTGATGGGCGAGGCTGGACCGGAGGCGATCATGCCCTTGGCACGAGGGCCTGACGGTCGGCTGGGCGTTCAGTCTGCTGGCGGCAGGGCGGTCACCGTCGTCATGAACATCTCGACCCCGGATGTTCAGGGCTTCCAGCGCAGTCAAGTTCAGGTCGCGGCACAGGTCAGTCGCGCTCTGGGCCGTGGTCAACGGAACCGGTGAGGAAGAATCATGGCATTTCACGACATCAGGTTTCCCGTGAACCTCAGCTTCGGGTCGATCGGCGGACCCGAACGGCGTACGGACATTGTTACCCTTTCCAACGGGTTCGAGGAGCGGAACACGGCCTGGGCCCATTCGCGCCGCCGCTATGACGCGGGGCTTGGCCTTCGGTCCCTGGACGATCTGGAGACCGTCACCGCCTTTTTCGAGGCCCGGGTCGGGCAGCTTCACGGGTTTCGCTGGAAAGACTGGTCCGACTACAAGTCCTGCTTCCCTTCCAGAGCACCCGGAGCAGAGGATCAACTCATCGGAACCGGTGATGGGACGCTTCAGGTCTTTCAGCTGCAGAAATGGTACCGTTCCGGGCTTCAGGACTATTCACGTCCGATCCGAAAGCCGGTGTACGGGTCGGTGGTCGTTGCTCTGGAAGGCGATGGAAAGATCGAGGGTGAGGAGTTCACCGTCGACTTCCTGACCGGACAAGTCACGTTCACCCTGCCGCCCGAGGCAGGAACGCGCATCACCGCAGGCTTCGAATTCGACGTGCCTGTCCGTTTCGACACGGACCAGATCATGATCTCTGTCGCCTCGTTCAATGCCGGAGAAGTGCCCAAGGTTCCGGTTGTGGAGGTGAAGATATGACCGCAGAAGCCCTGTACGCCCACCTGGAAACCGGTGCCACTACCCTTTGCCGGGCCTGGATCGTCACCCGAAAGGACGGTGTGATTTTCGGGTTCACCGATCATGACAGGGACATTGTTCTTGACGGCGTCACGTGTCGAGCGGACGCCGGCCTTTCGGCGAAGGCCTTGCAGCAGACAACCGGCTTGTCGGTTGACAATACCGAAGCCGTGGGTGCCTTGACGCATTCATCCATCACAGAGACGGACATCCAGGCTGGTCGCTATGATGGTGCGTCCGTCGCGATTCATCTTGTGAATTGGGCCGTGCCCGAAGAGCGGATTGTCGAGTTCCGGGGGCTCCTGGGAGAGATCACGCGCTCGGGCGGGGCTTTTCGTGCCGAATTGCGTGGCCTGACAGAGCTTCTCAACCAGCCGCAGGGATATGCGTTCCAGCCAGGATGCTCGGCGGTATTGGGTGACCAACGATGCAGTTTCGACATCATGGCGCCAGGGTTCTTTGCGGAATGCTCGCTTGAGGCTGACAGCGATGGCCAGGTGTTTCGGCTTCCCGACTTTCCGGAGTTCCCGGACCGCTGGTTCAAGCACGGTCGGCTCGAAGTCTTGAGCGGTCCTGCGGCGGGACTGTTTGGCGTGGTCAAAACCGACAGGATCGAGGCAGGCCTGCGCCGCATTGAACTGTGGGAAACCATAACCATCCTGCCGGAACACGGCGACCTGGTCAGGCTGGTTGCAGGTTGCGACAAGAGCATGACCGCGTGCCGGAGCAAATTTGGCAACTTTCTCAACTTCAGAGGCTTTCCGCATATTCCTTCCGAGGACTTGCTGTCTTCCTATCCGGTCCAGGATCGGGTGAACACCGGCCGCTCTCGGTTCGCGGGTTGACGGATATGGCTTTGCGGCAGGACCTCGTGGCCGAGGCTCGAAGCTGGATCGGCACCCCATATCTTCATCAGGCTTCTGTAAAAGGGGCCGGAACCGACTGCCTTGGCCTTGTGCGCGGCGTCTGGCGGGCCCTTGTCGGGACGGAACCGGAAGCGGTGCCTGCCTACAGCGAAGACTGGGCAGAACCCGAACGTGTGGAAGTCCTCTTCGAGGCTTCGGTGCGATGGCTTCGCCCGAAGGAAAGGGGCCAAGCGGACATCGGGGACGTTCTGTTGTTCCGGATGCGATCAGGCAGCATCGCCAAGCATCTTGGAATTCAGACCGAGACGATGGGAGGTGGGGCCTTTGTCCATGCCTACTGTGGTCACGGTGTGGTGGAGAGTCCGCTTTCACAGCCCTGGCAGCGCCGGATCGCGGCGCGGTTTTCCTTCCCCGATGGAGCCAACTGAATGGCAACTCTTGTTCTTTCCGCAGCAGGCGCGGCAATCGGTGCAGGTTTCGGAGGGACCGTGCTGGGTCTTTCCGGTGCCGTGATCGGTCGAGCGATCGGCGCAACACTTGGGCGTGCGATCGACCAAAGACTGCTGGGCGCGGGATCGGATAGTGTCGATGTCGGTCGCATCGACCGTTTGCGCCTGACTGCCGCCGGCGAGGGCGCTCCGATCGGGCAGGTCTGGGGCCGGATGCGGATTGGCGGGCATGTGATCTGGGCAACAGACTTTGCCGAGACTGTGCGGCGCCAAGGGTCTGGCAAAGGCGGTTCGCGTCCGACCACCAACGAGTTCAGCTATTCTGTCAGTCTGGCGGTGGCCTTGTGCGAAGGCGAGATCCTCCGTGTGGGCCGCATCTGGGCGGACGGCAACGAGATCGCGCCGAACAGCCTGAACCTACGCGTCTATACCGGCAGCGAAAACCAGCTTCCTGATCCCAAGATCGAGGCGATCGAAGGGGCCGGACTGGCTCCCGCGTACCGCGGCACTGCCTATGTTGTCATCGAGGATCTTCAACTGGCCCCCTACGGCAACCGGGTGCCACAGTTCAGCTTCGAAGTCGTTCGTGCCGCACAAGGCGATAGCGTCAACCCGGCCGGTATCCTGAGTTCGGCGATCAAGGCTGTGGCTCTCATCCCGGGCACCGGAGAATACGGGCTTGCCACCACGCCGGTCCATATCAGCCAGGGACTGGTACGCAACCAGACGGCGAACATGCATTCCCCATCCGGCCTGACCGATTTCGCGACCAGTCTGTTGCAGTTGAGCGAGGAGCTTCCGGCCGTCGGTTCCGTGTCTCTGGTCGTCTCGTGGTTCGGCGACGACCTGCGCTGTTCTGCCTGCGAAATTCGGCCGAAGGTCGAGCAGAAGCAATCGGACTCCCGCGCGATGCCCTGGCGGGCGGGCGGCATTGATCGAGCCAACGCGCGCGAGGTCCCGAAGGTTGATGGGGCTTCGATTTACGGTGGCACGCCGGCGGACGCCTCGGTCATCGAGGCGATCCAGGCGATCAGAAGTGCTGGCAAGGAGGTGATGTTCTATCCGTTCATCCTGATGGAGCAACTGGACGGAAACGCCCTTCCCGATCCGTGGAGCGGTGCCGTGGGTCAGCCCAAGCTGCCGTGGCGCGGACGCATCACGCTGTCTTCGGCCCCGGGACGGTCGGGGAGCCCTGACCGGACCGCGGCGGCGGCGGCTGAAGTTGCCGATTTCTTCGGCACGGCCGCACCCGGGGATTTCACGATCAACAGGAACGCGATCCTCTTTTCGGGCCCGGATGAATGGCGCTATCGGCGCTTCATCCTGCACTACGCGAAGCTTTGTGCGCTTGCGGGCGGGGTGGACGCATTCTGCATAGGATCCGAAATGCGCGCGCTGACCCAGGTCAGGGGCGGAGGCGACAGCTTTCCCGCCGTGCAGGCGCTGCGGTCGCTGGCGGCAGATGTCCGGGCGATCCTCGGGCCTTCCACCAAGATCAGCTATGCAGCCGACTGGTCGGAGTATTTTGGCTATCAGATTGGAGAGGATCGGTATTTTCATCTCGATCCTCTATGGTCAGATCCGGAAATCGACTTCATCGGCATCGACAACTACATGCCGATATCCGACTGGCGTGACGGCGAAGACCATGCTGACGCGTCCTGGGGATCCATCTACAATCTCGATTATCTGCGGGCCAACATCGAAGGCGGCGAGGGATTCGACTGGTATTACGATGGCGACGAGAGCGCGGCATCGCAAGAACGGCTGCCGATCGAGGATGGCGATCACAATGAGCCCTGGGTGTTTCGATACAAGGACCTTCGCTCTTGGTGGTCCAATCCACACCATGAGCGGATCAATCGCCAGCGGTCCAATGTCCCGACGGGCTGGGTGCCCTTTTCGAAGCCGTTCCGCTTCACCGAGTTCGGTGCGCCAGCGGTGGACAAGGGCACCAACCAGCCAAACAAGTTCGTCGATCCGAAGTCGTCGGAGTCTGGCTTGCCCCTGTGGTCAAACGGGCGTCGCGACGACCTGATCCAGATGCAGTACCTTCTTGCGCAGACATCATACTGGGCAAATCCGTCGCGCAATCCGGTTTCACCGCTTTATGGCGAACGCATGCTCGACATGGCGCGATCGCATGTCTGGGCCTGGGACGCGCGTCCGTTCCCGGAGTTTCCAGGGCAGGTGAAGGTCTGGTCGGACGGCGACAACTATTCCCTGGGGCATTGGATGAATGGTCGGGCCACCAACCAGCCGCTGTCCGCAGTCGTACGCGAGATCTGTGAACGCTCCGGCGTGCTGCAGGTTGATACCCGAAAGCTTTACGGCATCGTCCGCGGCTACCAGCAGTCGGACCTGACTTCTGCCCGGGGAAGCCTGCAACCCCTGACACTGGCATATGGGTTCGATGCCATCGAGCGCGACGGGATCCTTTCCTTTCGGAACCGCGATGGAAGGCTGACTGAAACGATCACGGATGACCACCTTGTGGATGAGCGGCCCGGAGGTGACGGACCCTTCGAAGCGACAAGGGCGCCGGAGGCGGATATGGCGGGGCGGGTCAGGATCGGATTTGTCGAGGCGCAGTCTAGCTACGAGGTTCGGGCCGCAGAGGTCGTCTTTCCCGATGAAGAATCGCGGTCAGTGTCTCAGACCGACCTGCCCTTGGCGCTTACCCGGAATGAAGGAGTTGCCACAGGGGAACGCTGGCTGGCCGAAGCGAGGGTTGCACGAGATGGTGCCCGGTTTGTGCTGCCCCGTTCACTTTTGAGAATTGGCCCCGGCGATGTTGTCGGCTACCGGGGGTTGCGGTATC